GGAGGGTCATCGAGCCGCAATAAAAAAAGTGCTAAAGGGAATAAGCCAACTGAATATGTTTGGGGAGAATAAACCTTTAGCATAGCATAAAATATTGACAAACTGAATCAATTGACATAAAATTATAGTTGGAGCATGGACCCCAAATGGTGCAAGCTCCTTTTCTTATGCTCCTTAATATCTAGCTTTTCAATAATATAATCTCTGAGGCTAAAGCTAACGTGGAACAATTCAATATCACTAAGGAGGTAAGTGTTATGGCAGACAAATTAACAGTTAAGCAGGAGAAGTTCTGTCAAGGCTTATTCTCTGGTTTAACTCAAAGAGAAGCTTATAAACAGGCGTATGATGCTTCAAAGATGAAGGATGCGACCATAGATAGGAATGCGCATGAATTAGCTAATATCAACAAGGTAACAGCAAGATTGGAATCACTCACTAACGAATTCAAGGAAAGAAACATGGTTACAGTCGAAAGAATCGTTGCTCAACTAGCCAAAATAGGGTTCGCAGACATCAAGAATGTTGTTACGTGGAGTGGCAATAGAATACGTATAAGACCCAGTGATGAGGTAGACGGAACAATCATTTCGGAGATCTGTGAAACTGAGACCGAAAGTGGTGGAACGCTTAAAGTTAAACTAAATGACCGCATGAAGGCGCTGGAAATGATGGGTAAGCATCTTGGCATGTTTACTGACAAGATCGATATTAATGGATCACTGGTCATATTCAAAGGTGATGATAAACTTGAAGACTGAGGAAATATATCTCCCTGACATCATCGGTAAAGGTTATGGCTCCTTCTGGAGAAACAAAAACAGATACAGAGTCCTAAAGGGTGGGCGGGGCAGTAAGAAATCTGTCACAACTGCCCTTTGGTTTATATATCACATAATGAAGCACAGCAAGGCTAATGCTGTTGTTGTGCGTAAGACGTTCAACACTCACAAGGATTCTACCTTTGCTCAATTAAAATGGGCAGCCAAACGTCTGGGGGTATTTAATAAATGGAAGTTCACTCTCTCGCCTTTAGAATGCACCTATATAGCAACCGGCCAGAAGATCCTTTTTCGCGGCTTCGACGATCCCCTCAAGCTCACATCCATGACAGTAGACGTGGGTGTTCTTTGTTGGGCGTGGATTGAAGAAGCCTATGAGATTGACAGTGTAGATGACTTCGACACGTTTGACGAAAGCATACGTGGTGAAATGCCTGAAGGTTTATGGAAGCAAGTCACGCTAACCTTCAACCCTTGGGTAAACTCACACTGGACTAAAGATAGATACTTTGACAACGAACATCCTGATACATTCGCGCTAACGACTACGTTTAGGTGCAACGAGTGGCTAGATGAGCAGGATAGAAAGAAAATCATGGACCTAGAGTTTAGCAATCCTGACCGCTACAAAGTCGTTGGACTCGGGGACTATGGGGTACCAGGGGGAACATACTTCGATGAATTCAGGACTGATATTCATGTAGTGGAACCTTTCATTATCCCTCCCGAGTGGAAGAGGTACACAACTAAGGACTACGGGCTAGATATGCTGGCAAACTATTGGATCGCAGTGGACTCACACGGCAAGGCATACGCCTATAAAGAGCTATATAAAAGCAATCTCATTATCTCTGATGCTGCAAAAGAAATTAAGAGGATTAATGGAGATGAGAAAATAGCTCAGAAGTTTGCACCTCCTGATTTATGGAACAGAAGACAGGAAACAGGTAAAAGTGCTGCCGATATATTTAGGGAGAACGGTGAGAATCTAATTAAGGCCAATAATGACAGGGTGCAAGGTTGGTACAACCTCAAGGAGTGGCTAAAACCTTATGAGGATGAGCAGGGCATATTAACGGCGAACCTAGTATTCTTCAAAGGATGCACAAATATTATTCGATGCCTACCGCAAGTACTGAGGGATGAAGTAGATCCTAACGATGTGGCAACCGATCCCCATGAGCTAACACATGGACCGGATGCAATACGCTATTTCATCGCAGGAAGGCCAAGGCCAAACATACCAGAGCAAAAGAAAAAGCGTGACGATTTCGCGGATAAACCAAAGGATAACTTCGAACTTGATGAAAGTTATGTGAATATGGGAGGAAGATCATGACAGACATAATTATAGGATTAGGCCTAGGCTTATTCCTTTTTCTTTGTACAACAATAGCCTACACAATAGGGGTACAGCATGGGAAAGAGTTATCCAAGGGTAATGCACCAAAGATGAGCCTAAACCCTATAAGCCCTATCATTAAGGCTGTGGAGAAGCACAAAGAGGCGAAGAAGGTTGAAGCGCTGGGCGAGGAACTAGCCGATGTAATGAGTTATAGCAGAGAGAGCGCCTTAGAAGCCGTGAAGAAAGAGAGGTGATCTAATTGGAAAAAGAATATACCGATGAATGGAAAGCTTATCAATCGGGCTTGGACTATAACACAAGGATAGATTATTACAGCAAAGTTGACCTTAATTGGCGCTTCTATAATTCTAAGCAATGGATAGGAATTGTGACAAACGGCCTCCCGAAATGGACCTTTAATATCTGTCGAAGTGCAATCAACTACTTCATTGCCTTTATGGTATCGCAGAAAATTAAGATGCAGTACAGCGCAGAGAACATACCGGATGAACCAGATCCAGAAAGTTCGGATTATGAGCATGAAGCGCGGATTAAAGAGCTTGTAACCCTCTTATCGGATATGGCAGAGATGAAGTGGGAGAAGGATAAAATGGACTCCCTAATAAAGGACTTGCTACTAGACGGGGCAAACAGCGCAGATATGGCAGCTCATGTTTACTGGGATGCTTCAATTGAGACGGGACAGCTCGAAAAGGGAGATTTCAAGACAGAAGCAGTGGATGGCGGTAACGTCATGTTTGGCAATCCTAACAACAAAATAGTCGAGAAGCAGCCCTACATTCTCGTTGTAGGACGCGAACCCGTTAGCGATCTAAAGATGCAAGCTAAGGCAAACGGCATAAAACAGGAAGAAATTGACCTGATTGCCAGTGATGAAGATAACACCTATCAAGCTGGGGAACGCGGCAAAATTGAACTAGACAACAAGGGTGAAACGGGGAAAGCCTTAACCCTTGTTAAGTATTGGAAGCAAGGTAAATCCGTCATGTGGAACAAGTCTACTAAATACTGTTCTATTTGCAAAGATAAGGACCTTGGTATAAGCCGGTACCCTATCGCATGGGCAAACTGGGAGAGTGTCAAGAACTCATACCACGGAATGTCAGCCACAGAGGGAATTATTGATAACCAAATCAGTATCAATCAACTCTTCGCAATGGTGAGCTATTGGATGAAGATGAGCGCATTCGGCAAAGTGATTTACGATCAGAATGCAATCTCCTCATGGACAAATCAACTCGGAGTGGCGCTAAAGGCTGATAGCATGGGTGGACCTATATCCAACCTTGTTCATCAACTTCAGGCCGGTAACTTCAATGAAGCTATTCTACGTGTCATCGACATGGCTATTAAGTACACAAAAGACTTCATTGGGGCCAATGATTCCCTCATGGGGCAGGTAGATCCAGAGCAAGCAAGTGGCGTGGCGATTATCTCCACGGCTAAGCAGGCGAGTATGCCCTTGATTAACATAACGATGAATAGGGACCAACTTGTCGAGGATTTAGGCCTTATATGGGGAGAATTCTACCTAAAAAAATACGTTAATCGCAAGGTGAGCATTAAGCAAAAGGGTAAGGTTGTTACGGCGCAATACAATACAGAGTCCATAGAAGCCGTTAAAGATATCCTCCTTCAGTGTAAAGTCGACGTAGGGCCGTCAAGCTATTGGAGTGAAATTGTGGGCATACAAGCCCTAGATAAGCTCTTAAGCGAGGGACATATCACCAAGCTACAATACTTTGAGCGAGTGGCAAAGATGAACATGATCCCTGATTGCGCCGGGCTCATTGAGGATGCTCGGGCAGAGATGGAACAGGCTCAACAGATGGAACAAGATCAGGCAATGCAACAGGATCAACAGATGCAACAGCAAAGCGCGGAAGGCGAGCAACAACAAATGAAGGAACAGCAAGCCAAGGAAGCGCAGTATGAGCAGATGGCACAGTTCTTGGAGAGTTTGCCGGCTGAAGTTCAGCAGAAGATCATGGCGTTGCCGGAAGATGAACAAGAAGGCGCCATAATGCAGTTAATGAAGAATGATGTGAATAATACAATGAAACAACAAGAAGGGATGATAGTTAATGGAAAGGTATATCGGTGTAAAAGTTATCGAAGCAGAGCCTATGAATCTAGGGGATTATAACAAAGCAAGAGGGTGGATTATCCCCGAGAATGAGGACCCGTTAAGAGAAGGTTATCGAGTGGTTTACCCAGATGGCTATGTGAGCTGGTCTCCTAAAGAAATCTTTGAAGAAGCATATCGATTGACTGATGGGCTAACATTCGGACTAGCGATTGAAGCCATGAAGAAGGGCTTTAGAGTCGCACGCAAAGGATGGAACGGCAAAGGTATGTGGTTAAGAATTGTTATCCCGGGTGGAGATGCCAAGGAATACGATATGGGTTGCGAAAATCTTCCTTACATCGAAATGAAGACAGTGGATAATAAACTCGTTCCATGGCTTGCAAGTCAAACCGATATGCTAGCTGAAGATTGGGGAATAGTTGAATAAATCTAGACTGATGAGCCAGTAGGCTCTTTTTATATGGACTGCCAAATTTGTGGAGAGTCGTCCACCACTAAATATTAGGAGGATTTCTATGAACTATAACACGGCTGCTAATGATGTGGAATTCGCCAAACCACGACTGAGTATGAATTTACAATTATTTGCTGAAGGTGAAGAACCAACGCCGGAGCCTGAACCCACACCTGAACCAACGCCGGAGCCGGAACCGAGTCCGGAACCGAGTCCTGAACCAACTCCCGAACCTACACCTGAACCGGACATCACGAAAACTCAAGCGTTTGCTCACAGGTTAAAAGAAGAAACCGCAAGAGCCTCACAAATTGCACGTGATGCCTTTATCTCGGAGCAAGGGTATGAATGGAACGGCAAGCCTATTACAACAGAGAGAGAGTACAGAGAAGCGTTAAGGGAGCAAGAGATACGCAATACCCTCTCGGGCCAAGAACTCCCAGAAGAAGTCGTTAACGAACTCGTTGAGTCTCGAAAATTCCGTGAAGAAGCTAAAGCGGAACGACAGACCAAGGAGCAACAGGAAGCACAACAAAAGGATTATATCTCCTTTACTGAGGCTTATCCGGATGTTAAGCCTGAAGAAATCCCGGTTGATGTGTGGGAATCCGTAAACAAGGGTAAGAGCCTAGTGGATGCCTATCAAGGGCATGAAAACAAAGCTCTAAAGGCTAAGATTGCAGAATTTGAAGCGAAGCTCAAGGCACAGGAAACAAATACAAGGAACGCTGAATCATCGCCTGGGAGTGTAACTGGCAACGGAAATAACGTAAACCAATACTTTACAGCCGATCAAGTGAAGGCAATGACCCCGGCGCAGGTAAAACACCACTACTCTTCCATTGAAGAGTCAATGAAAAAATGGAACAACTAAACGAAAGGACTGATCATTAATGAGTTACGCAAATTTCATCCCGACATTTTGGTCTGAGAAACTACAAAGAGAGCGTGAACGTGATGCTGTTGCGGTAATGCTCTGCAACCGAGATTGGGAAGGAGATATCAAAAACGTAGGGGACACGGTAAAGATTAATGGAGTTATCCGTCCTAAAGTAGCGCAGTATATTAAGAATGTAACCGTGATTACACCTGAAAACCTAACCGGAGCATCGACCTCCTTGAAAATCGAGAAGTCGGACTTCTTCGCGTTCGAGGTTGACGATGTTGACAAGCGTCAAGCGTCTGGGAACATCATGGATGCGCAGATGAAGGAAGCTAATGAAGCTATGTCTGACAGCGCAGATGATTACATCTATACCAAATATG